CAACGTCACGGTTATCAAGCTGGGCGACGTTAATCTCAGGAGCCTGACCGACGATCAGCTGCGGGTGCTGCGCAATGCCGGCGACTAGCGCGGGTCCGCGCGTGCCCGTCCCGACGCTGGCTCTGCGCGCCGCGGCCGAGCTGGAGCTGCGGGAGCGCGCGCGCGCCGGCGTGGCCGTGCCGGAGGCCCGAGCCCTGGAAGGCGACTGGGAAGCGTGGCTGCGGGCGCTGTTCGCGCCGTACGTGAGCGACACGGCGGGGCGGCCGATCCCGTTCGTGCAGCGCCACCGTGATCTGTGGGATTGGGCCTGGGCGCTGCGGCGGGGCGAGCGCCGCCCGCCGTTCGTGGCGGTGTGGCCGCGCGGGTCGGGCAAGTCGACGTCGGTCGAGCTGGCGCTGGCCGCGATCGCGGCGCGCCGCACCCGTCGTTACGCGTTGTACTGCTGCCGCACGCAAGACCAGGCCGACGACCACGTCCAGAACGTGGCGGGGCTGCTGGAGTCGAGCCGGTTCGGCGCTGCCTACCCCGCGGTGGCGGATCGGCTGGTCGGCAAGTACGGCCACAGCAAGGGGTGGCGACGCAACCGCGTGCGGACCAGTTCGGGGTTCACGGTGGACGGGCTCGGCCTGGACGTGGCGGTGCGGGGTGTCAAGCTCGACGAGATGCGTCCCGACCTGATTGTGCTCGACGACGTTGATGACACGCTCGACAGCGAGCGGTTGATCGAGCGCAACGTCGCGGTTATCACGCGCCGACTGCTGCCGGCCGGCTCGACCGACTGCTCGGTGCTGGCCGTGCAGAACCTCGTGCACCCGGACGGCGTGTTCGCGCAGGTCGTGGACGGGCGCGCGGACTTCCTGAAGGAGCGGATCCTGTCGGGGCCGTTCCCGGCGATTGAGGGGCTGGCGACGGAGCAGGGACCGGACGGGCGGTTCCGGATCGTGGCGGGCACGCCGACGTGGGAGGGGCAGGACCTGGCGCGGTGCCAGTCTCTGATCGACGACATCGGGTTGTCGGCGTTCCGGCGCGAGTGCCAGCACGAAGTCGAGGCGCCGTCGGGCGGGATGTTCGACCACTTGGTGTACCGGCGGTGCCGGCACGACGAGGTACCGCCGCTCCGGCGCGTCACGGTCTGGGTCGACCCGGCGATTAGCTACACCGACGAGAGCGACGCGTGCGGCGTGCAGGTCGACGGACTGGCCGACGACGGCACCATCTACCGATTGTTCAGCTGGGAGCAGCGCGCGACGCCGCAGGCCGCCATGCAGGTCGCGATCCACCGGGCCATCGAATATGGCGCGCGGAGCGTGGGCGTCGAGACCGATCAAGGCGGCGACACGTGGCGCGACACCTACCGGGTGGCGCTCGACGTGCTGGAGGCCGAGAAGCGCCGGACCCACGCGCTGGCGCAGGAGCACTACCCGGCGCAGGAGCGGACGGCGTACGAGCCGCCGCGCTGGCCGAAGTTCGAGAGCGCGAAGGCGGGCGCGATCGGCAGCAAGGAGCACCGGGCGAGCCTGATGTTGGCCGACTACGAGAAAGGGCGGATCGTCCATGTGACCGGCACGACGCACCTGCTCGAAGAGGGGCTGCGGCGGTTTCCGCGCAGCAAGCCCTTCGACTTGGTCGACGCGGCGTTCTGGAGTTGGCACGCGCTGCGCACCGCTCGGGCGCCGCGTGTCTGGAGCGTGGACGACGACGACTAGGAGGCGGAGGCGGTGATCCAGTGGCTGCGGCGCGTGCTGGGCAAGGCGGCGGCGACGCCGGCCGGCGCGGTCGTGCGCGAGCTGCCGTTCCAGCCGGGCTGGCAGAAGGCGCCCGTCATGGACGTCTCGTTCGGCAACCTGAGTCAGGAGGGGTACCGCCGGAACTCGGCCGTCTTCAGCTGCGTGCGCGTCCACGCGCGCAACTTCCCCGAGCCGCCGCTGATCGTCAAACAGCGGAGCGGCCGAGGCTGGGAGCTCGTCGCCGATCACCCGGCGGCGTTGCTCTGCGACAACCCGAACCCACGGATGGGGCAGGCCGATTTCTGGGGATTTGTTATCACCTGGCAGGCGATCGGCGGCAACTGCTACATCTGGAAGGCGCGCAACCGGGCGGGCGAGGTCGTCGAGCTGTGGCCGCTGCACGACGGGCAGGTCAAGCCCGTGCTGCACCCCACGGAGTGGATCAGCGGCTACGTGCTCGACGACGGCTCGGCCCGCGGGATCGCGATCCCGCGGGACGACATCATCCACCTGCGGTGGGCGCCGGACCCGTTCTGCCCGCAGACGGGGCTGTCGCCCATCGTCGCGATCGCGCGCGAAGTTGACACCGACAACGAGGCGGCGCGCTACGTCCACGCGTTGCTGCGCAACGACGCGGTGCCGCGCACGGTGCTCGTCACGAAAGAGGGGTTCGACGCGCAGCAGCGGCGCGACCTCAGGAAGCAGTTCCGCGAGCGCTACGGCGGCAGCAATCGCGGCGACATTATCGTGATCGAGGAGGGCGAGATCCAGGTTCAGCGGATCGGGATGAATCTGGACGAGTTGGCGGACGCGGCGCTGCGGACGATCCCGGAGAGCCGGATCGCGGCGTCCATGGAGGTGCCGGCGATTCTGGCCGGCCTCAACACGGGGCTGGAGCGCGCGACCTTCAGCAACGCGCAGGCGTTGTCGGAGTTCTACACCGAACAGACCTTGGTGCCGCGGTGGCGGTTGGTCGGCGGGGAGATCACCCGGCACCTGCTGCCCGAGTTCGGCGACGCGCGCGGCCTCATCGCGCAGTTCGACACGAGCGGAGTGCGGGCGCTGGCCGACGACGCGGACCGGCTGTGGGCGCGGATCAACCTCGTCTGGCTGTCGGGGCTGATCACGCAGAACGAGGGGCGGATCGCGATCGGCTACGAGGCGACGGACGGCGGCGACAGCTTCAAGCCGGCGCCGGCCGGTCCGGGCGCGGCGGTGGGTCAGGCGGGCGCCGGAGCGCTGCGCGGGCTGGCGCCGGGGGCGGTGCGGTGGCGGACACTCGCGAAGGGCGAGACGGCGGCCGACGGAATTGTGATCGACGACGCGGTGCTCGACGCGGCGGCGCAGGCGTGGGACGACGTGATGCCGGCGCGGTACCGCGGGCTGCTGACGGCCGAGCCGAACGGGCACGGCGACGGGTAGCGCGATGGGGTGGGTGTGGGACCGGGAGAAGCGGCTGTACCGCAATACCGAGACGGGCGAGACCGTCACGCAGGCGGAGCTGGACGATCTGCGCGACGACTTGATCGACGCGCAGTCGGCGAAGGTGCGCGAGCTGGCGCGGTCGGTCGCGGAGCGGCGCATGACGCCCGACGGTTTCGGCGTGGCGCTGGCGGGGCTGCTTGTGACGGCGTTCGCGGCGCAGGCGATGTTGGGCCGGGGCGGCAAGGCGCAGATGGGCGACGGCGCCCGGACGGCGGTCGGCCGGCAGCTCGACGACCAGCAGACCTACCTGGACCGCTGGGTCGACCAGCTCAAGGAGGCGCGGGCGGCGCCCGAGGGGACGGCGGCGCCGCCCGGCACCTTCACGGAAGACGGGATCGCGGCGCGGGCCGCGCTGTACCTGGAGGCGTCGAAGACGGCCTACGAGCAGGGCAAGGCGGCGGCGGCCGGACTGGACGAAAGCGACCTACCGACTTGGCCGGGCTCGGGCGACACGCGGTGTCTGAGCAACTGCCGTTGCGCCTGGGTGCTTGAGGCGACGGACGGCGGCGTCAACGCCTACTGGACGCTCGATCCGTCCGCGGAGTCGTGCATCGACTGCGAATCCTACGCTGAGGAATGGAACCCGTTGTTCGTGCCGACGAGCGACGGGGAGAAGGGTTTGCGGCGGCTCCACGCGCTGCTGGCGCGGCACCGGGAACGTAGAGCAGGCTGACAACCGAGACAGAGCAACAGAGGCCGGACGCCGAGAGCGCGGAGCCACCGAGCAGCAGCGGGGGGTGTGGCGTGGGCGCGCAGGCACCGGCGGCGCCGGCGGGTCGTTACCGCAAGGTGTTGCCGATCGACGGCATCAAAGTGGTGGGTGAGGACGGCGGCGCCGGCACCGTCAGCGGCTACGGCAGCACGTTCGGCAACGTCGACCGGGTTGGCGACGTGATCGTGGCGGGGGCGTTCGCCGACACGATCGAGCAGTTCAAGATAAACGGTTTCATCGCGTGGGGGCACGACTGGTCGATGCCGGTCGCGTACGTGACGGATGCGTTCGAGGACGAGCGGGGGCTTTACATCGAGGCGACGTTCCACACGACGCCCGAGGCGCAGCGGGCGCGCCGGATCGTGCAAGAGCGGGCGGCGGCCGGCAAGTCGATGGGGCTGTCGATCGGGTTCGACATCCCGCCGGGCGGCCGCGAGATCAAGAACGGCATCAGTTACATCAAGCGGATAGAGCTGTTCGAGGTCTCGCTGGTGACGGTGCCGGCCAACCCGGAAGCACAAGTCGCAGGGGTGAAGGAATTGAGCGATCAAGACCAGAAGGGCGGCGCGGCGGCGGCGGTCGCGCCGTGGCCCGCGCGCTGGCCGTCGGCCGGCGCGACCGTGAAGCTGCTGGACGACGGGCAGCGGCTGCCGGCGCGGATCGCGCGGTCGCTGCGGTCCCGGCCGCCGGCCGCGGACGGCGAGAAGGAGGGCGCGGCGGCGCAGCAGCAGAAATATTGGGTGCCGCCGGCCGAGGGGAGCTACGAGGATCTGATCAGCGATCTGCGCGAGGCCGTCTGTGACCTGTTCGACGACTACTGGTGCTGGTGCGAAGTCGTCGAGACGTACCCGGGGTTTTGCATCGCGCGCATCTGCGGGTTCGATGACGACGCCGACGGCCGCTACTACCGGATCGCCTACACGATCGGGGACGATCTGGAGCCGGTGCTGGGGGAGATCACGCCCGTGCAGCCCGTCTGGGTCGCGCCCGTCCCGACGATGGGCGCGGAGATGGGCGCGGACGCTGCCGTGCTGCTGGCGGCGGCGCCGTCGCTCGCGGCCGTTGTCGCGCAGGCGCGGGGCGGCCAGAAGGCGGGCCGCGTGCTGAGCCAAGCCAACGTCGATCGGCTCAGCAACCTGGCGACGGCGCTTCAGACGGCGCTCGACGACCTCCGGGAGCTGCTGTCGAGCACGGGACAGCCCAAGGACGCGAGCGACGACGACGACGATGAGACGGCCGCGGCCGCGAAGAGCGGGCCGGCGCCGGTGCTGATGGCGGCGCGCCGCCGGCGGCTGCGGTTGATCGAGGCCGCGCTCGGGTTGGCGTGACGGTGGCGCTGGTGCAGTCGAGGCCCGACCACCAGACGCCGCCGCGGCGGGTCGCGACCGAGCGGGTCTGCTGCCCGCGGTGCGGCAAGCTGTGGTTCACGATCGAGCCGCGGCGCGACCGCGGTCCGCAGCAGGAGATCCTCTGCCGCGGGTGCCGCAGCTACGTGACGTTTTGCGTGGAAGACGGACGGGTAGTTGACGCCAGCTATCGCTAGTCCGTATGCTAGCGGTAATCACTCGCATTCCGCTGCTCGCGGTTCCCGCGAGATCACCGAGGCAGGCCAGACGCCAACCGAGCGCAGAGCCACCAGACGCGATGTTTGGGGTATCTGCGATGGTTCAGGATCAGATTCGCCGGCTCCGCGAGCAGGGCCAGCGCGCCAAGACGGAAGCGCGCGGCATCCTCGACGACTACGAGGCCAAGGGTCTGACGCTCAGCGACGAAGACGACCAGCGCGTCGCGGCGCTGTTCGACGAGGTCGACGACTGCGTCAAGAAGATCGAAGCGCTCCAGAAGACGGCGCAGGCGCGCGCCCGGCTCGACAGCCTTGACCGGCTCGACGAGCGGCTGCCGGTCGGCGTCGGCAGCCAGAGCAACGGCCGTCCCGCGGGCGTCAACCTCGACGCCGTCCACGATCTCCTCAAGAACTACGATCCCAAGGAGTTCGACCCGAAGAGCTTCCTATTCGGTCAGGCGCTGCGCTACGCGCAGGCCGACGTGAAGGGCTCTGAGGCTGGCGTCCACCTGCGCGCGTTCCGCAAGTGGATGAAACACGGCGTTGAGGCGTTTTTGAACGGCCAGCTCACGCCGGACGAGATCAAGGTTCTGCAAGTGACGCAGGACGACACAGGTGGATTCCTGACGATCCCGGAGACGCTAAGGCAAGGGATCATTATCCGCGTCAACGATCTGGTCGTGCTGCGGCAGAACGCGACGGTTCTCCCGCTGGAGGGCGGACAGAGCCTGGGCGCGGTCACGCTCGACACCGACTTCAACGACGCCGACTGGACCAGCGAGATCGCGACCGGCAGCGAAGACACGGCCTTGAAGGTCGGCAAGCGCGTGCTGCGCCCGCACCCGCTGGCCAAGCGTGTCAAGATTACTAACACGCTCTTGCGCTCCCGCACCGTCTACGACCCCGAGGCCCTGCTGCGTGATCGTCTGGCCTACAAGTTCGGGATCACGCAGGAAAAAGCGTACATGACCGGCGACGGCGTGCAGAAGCCGCTGGGGCTCTTCACCGCCTCGACCGACGGCATCTCGACGGCGCGCGACGTGACGGTGACGGCCTCGATCGGCGGCTCGACCGTCGTGACGCCCGACGGGCTGGTCGACGCGAAGACGACGCTGAAGGTGCAGTACTGGCCGAAGGCCAAGTGGCTGTTCCACCGCACTGTCTACGCCACGATCCGCAAGCTCAAGACGGGCACCGGCGAGTATATCTGGCAGCCGGGGTTGCAGTCCGACACGCCGAACACGATCCTCGACCTGCCCTACATGTTGAGCGAGTACGCGCCCAACACGCAGACGAGCGGCAACTACATCGGGATGGTCGGCGACTTCAGCTTCTACTGGATCGTCGAGAACCTTGATCTGTACGTGCAGAAGCTGGTGGAGCTGTACGCGGAGGCGAACCAAACTGGTTTCATCGGCCGCGCCGAGGTCGACGGCCAGCCGGTGCTGGAAGAGGCGTTCGTCCGGCTGAAGTTCTAGGGGGCGGCGTGACGGGGTGGCGGCAGAAGACTGCGCCGCCACGAAGCAGGCGACGAGAGGGATCACGATGAATCTGAGCAAGAACGTAAGCGGCTACCGGGCGAGCAACGCGGTCGCGGCCGGCACATCGACGATCAATGGCACCGCGATCGACATGCAGAATTACAATGGCGTTATGTTCCTGATCGCGTTCGGCGCGATCACGACGGGCGCCGTCACGTCGATCAAGGCGCAGGGCGGCGCCGCGTCCGACGGCTCGGACGCGACCGACCTGGCCGGCACCGCGATCACGGTGGCCGACACCGACGACAATAAGGTGTTTCTCCTGGACGTCTACCTTCCCGGCTATCGGTACGTGCGGCCGGTCGTGCTGCGCGCGACGCAGAACGCGGTCGTCGACTCGATCACGGCGATCCGGTACGACGGGCGCAACCGGCCAACCGCGCACGACGGCACGACGTTTGGCACCGCCAAGCTGGTTGTGTCGCCGGCGGCGGGCACGCCGTAATGGAGCCGGGGGAGCCGCGCAACGGCGAGGTCGTGACGTTGACGGGCGTCGCGATCGCGGTCACGGGGCCGCGGCACGGTCGCACCGTGCAGGTGCGGGTGGGCGGGGCGGTGGGCGACGTCTTCGTGCCGCTGGCCGCGCTCGACCGGCGACCGGCCGGGTCCGCGCCCGCGCCGCTCGCGGCTCCCGCCGATGCCGATGCCGACCAACAGAAGGCGCTGAGCCGGCCGCCCGCCACGAAGGCGGTGGCGGCGGCCCGGTCGAAGTGAGGGAAACGTGAGCGACGTTCAGAACTACGCGCGGCTGGGCGGCGGCGAATGGGTTATCAGCCAGATGCTGACGCCCGTCGATACCGCCCAGCTGGGCGGGATCATTCGGACCAAGACCGCGACGGTGGCGCGCAGCGACACGACGGCCAAGACGCTGTTCACGCTGCCGGGCAACGCCGTGATCGTCGGAGTGCGCATCTACGCGGCGGCGGCGTCGAACGCCGGCACCACCGCGACGCTGAGCGTCGGGTTCCAGGGCGGCACCGGCGTCGAGGTCATCAACGCGCAGGACGTCAAGACGGCATCGAGCGGCCAAGGGCTGGTCACGCCCAACAAGGGCGTGCTCGGCTCGGTCGGGGTCTCGGCCGTCACGGTGACGGGGATCTACGCCGAGACCGGCGCGGCGTCGTCCGCGGGCGGTCCCTGGACCGTCGTCATCGACTGGCTGCTCTAGGGCCGGGGGCAGGGAAGGCGCGGCCATGTCGTCGATCGTCTGCGTGTCGCCGCCTAACCGCGAACCAGTCGACGTCGCGGACCTGAAGATGCAGGAGCGGATCGACGCCGATATCACGGCGGAAGATGGGCTGCTGGAAACCTTCGTGGTCGCGGCGCGCGAAGCGGTCGAGCGGTACACGGGGCGCGCGCTTATCACGCAGACCTGGCGCGCGTCGCGCGACGCGATCGAGCTGTCGGGGCCGGGGCTGCCGACGCCGCTGAGCGGCATCACGGTGCCGACGTGGCCCTATGGTACGACGACGCCGTACCTGACGGCCGTGCCGATCGACCTGCCGCGCAACCCCGTCCAGTCGATCACGAGCGTCCAGTACGCGCAGCTCAACGACACGATCGGCACGGTTGATCTCGCGACGCTCTGGCTTGATCTCGACAGCCAGCCCGCGCGCGTGATGCCGAAGGTGGGCGCGTACTGGCCGCTCAACCTGCGCACGATCAAGAGCCTGAGCGTCACGTTCGTGGCGGGCTACGGCGACCGCCCCGAGGACGTGCCGCGGAGCCTGCGGCTCGCCATCCAGATCACGGCGGCCAGCTGGTACGCCAACCGCGAGGGCGACGTGGCGGACGACGGGCTGCTGCCGCCGGCCGCGCTGCGGCTGCTGCGACCATTTCGCGTGGTAGAACTGTCATGACGACATTTGCGGCGGGCAACCTGACGCGGCGCGTCACATTCCAGCAGCGCGCGCCGGTGCCGGCGGGCCAGACGGTGCGGACGGGCGCGACCTGGACGGACGTGCTGAGCTGCTGGGCGCGCGTGCAGGAACAGCACCACCACACGGAGGGCGGGGACGACGATCTCAACACGGACGGCGTGACGCGGCTGCGGATTCGCGTGACCGTCCGGCACCGCACTACCATTGACCGCGCGATGCGCGTGGTGCACCACACGCCGGCCGGCACGCGAACGCTCCTGATCCGTGATATCCGTGACCCCGACAGCCGGCAGGAGTACCTGGTGCTCGACTGCGTGGAGGACCGCTGATGCTGCGCGCGCGGATCGAGCTGCCGGCCGGCGGCCGGATCGACCGACTGGCGCAGCTTGACGCCGCGACGATCGCGCGCGTGGGCTACGCCGCGATCGAGGCGGACCACGCCACCGGCCTGGCCGATCTGGCGGCGGCGTTCACCTCCGAGGGGCTGCACCGCCGGACCGGCGCGTACGAGGCGAGCCTGTTCGTGCGGACCGACCAGGGCACGACGTTGCCGCTGGTCGTGCGCTACGGCGCGACCGTGCCATACGCCGCGATCCTCGATCGGGGGCGGCCTCCGCTCAAGCGGCGCTACCGGGTCGCGCACGTGGCGGTGCGGGCGGCGGGACCGCGCGTACGCGAGCGGGTGCGGCAGGCGCTGGTGCAGTACCTACTGACGGGCCGGGGGGGCTGACGTGGGGCTGCACCGGCAGGTGATCGAGGGGTTGCGGACGCTGTACCTGGGCGTCGCGGGTGTGACGGCGGTCGTGACGTACCAGGACCAGCCGGCGGCGACGCCGCCGTTCGCGGTGCTGCATCCCGGCGGGCGCGTGATCGCGCCGCAGTCGGGCACGCTGGAATACAACACGTTCAGCGTGCCGGTGCACCTCTGCTACCGGGCGGCGCCGATCGCGGAGGAAGTGTCGCAGGCGATCATCGACCTGGGCGACGCGGTGCTGGCCCACAGCCGACAGCACGTGAACGTCTGCGGCGGCGAGACAAGCCAGACGCTCGACCGCTACGACGTCGGCTGGGCGCGGTACGAGCAGCAGCGGTACTACGCGCTCCTGCTCGTCCACATGGTGACGGCGCCGCTGGGCGTCGACTACGAAGCGGGCTAGGGGAAGGAACGACGACCGATGGACGATCGCGCGCTGGTGGAGTTGCGGTGGACCGGTCAGCCCGGCCAGTACGTGCCGGGCTACGCGCCGGGGGACATCGCCGTGAGTCCGAACGAGGCGGCCGAGCTGGTCCGCTCTGGCGTCTACGGACTGGCCGATGCCACGGCCGACGACGCGACGCCGGCGCGCGGGGCGCGGGGACGCCGCGTCGTCCCGGCGGCTGCCGCCGACACGACCGACAACGCGACCGACAACGCGACCGACAACGCGACCGATAACGCGACCGACAACGCGACCGACAACACGACCGACAACACGACCGACAACGCGACCGACAACGACGACGCGACGCCGGCGGGGAGCCCGTAGCGTCCCGTCATGATCCCCCGCCTAAAGGCGGGGGCTTGTCCCTGGCAGGGTCGCCCCTGCCGAGACCATCGGCTGCATGACGGCAGCCCTGGCGCTGATATTGAGCGCCGCGAAGTAGTCTGCCGGCCCAGCGAGGCCGCAGGACGTACAGAGGAATTGGGATTGGCTACGACGGCTCGCCTTATCAATCACGCCGCAGGCCGGGCAGGTGCGGCTGGTGTTCCGGGGATCGACCAACACCACCGGCACCCCCGCCAGCCGGGCCTTGTAGCTGATAAAGGCGCGGATCTGCGCGAAGGACCAGTTTGCCAGCCGTGCCCGCTGACGCCGTTTGGCCGTTACCCGGTCACGAATCCCGCCCAACTGTTCAAGGGCGATAGCTCGTCCGGTGCGTTTGGCGTTGGCGACGATCGCCTTACTGATCCGGTGGTTCCAGTCCTTCTGGAACCGAGCCTGTTGACCTCGGAGGGTACGGAGCTTCCGGGTTGCCGCTTTGGTCCTCTTCCGCTGAAGGTTGCGCCGGCGGTGGGCGAAGATACGGCGGTTCAGTTCGACGGCGGCGCCACTGTAAACCGTCCCGTCACTGTCGGTGGCGACGTTGACGATACCCAGGTCGATGCCAAGCGCACCGTGTGGCTCGATCAGCTCCGGCTCATCTACGTCGCAGACGACGTTGAGGTAGAAGGTGCCACGGATCAGGATCAAGTCCACTTCGCCCTTACGGTGGGTCAGCAGACGGCGTTGGTGTTCCCCGCAGACGAACGGAACAGTCAGCCGCCCTTCGACGGTCCAGAGATTCGCAGCCTCACCCTTAAAGCGAATGATCCGGTCATCGTAGGCGATGCCGCCGTGTGGGCGGAAGATCCGTTGCCGTTTTCGGTCCAGCTTATAGGCATCGGCCACCTTCGCCACGCAGCGCACGACCATCTGGGCCGTCAAGGCGAACTCCGCCTTGACGGAGTGGTAGGTCGCCTTCTGCAATGCGAATTGGCCGAACGTCTGCCGTTCCCACGCTACCACACTGATGGCGTTGCAGGCAGCGTTGGCCCGCTCCAGTGTCCCCACCAGGGCGGCCCGCTGCTGCTCGGTGGGCAGCAACTTCAAGTTGACCGTCAGCTTCATGGAGGCAGCATAGCACAGATGGGCGAAACTATCAAGTATGGAGCATCGTCTGGTCCGCCACGGCGGACGGCCCCCGTTTCCTCCGCTGCCTGAAGTCAGCGGCTTCCACGGGGCGACGACTGTGAGATCACCAGGCCGGACGCCGGACGCGAGCGCGGAGCCACGACCGACCGACAAGCGAGGTAAGGGGCATGGCGCAGACGGCAGTCGTTCTCGAACAGCAGGCGATGGGCCTGGAATCGACGCGCTTTACGGCCGTCGCGGCCGTGCGCAAGTTCTACGGAACGCTCACGACCAACCAGGACCAGGGATTGATCGTGCCGCCCGAAGACAACGGCACCTATTTTGGGGCCTACAAGGACCGGATCATCCAGGGGCTGATAGCGGCGCGGTGCGACTTCAACGGTCCGATGTATTTCCAAGATCTGGCCTGGTGGGGCAGTTTAGCGCTCAAGGGCGGCGTGTCACCGACCGGCGGCACCGGCACGCCGCCCAACAAGGTGCCGTACACCTGGACGTTCACGCCGTCGGCGTCGAGCGACGACATCAAATCGGCAACGTGGGAGAAGAAGTTCGCGGCGCAGGCGTACAAGATGAACGGTTGCCTGCTCAACACGTTCAACCTGAGCGGGGCGGCGGCCGAGAACCGCAACGTGATGCTGGCGGCGTCGTTTATCGGCCAGCAGCGCAGCACCGTCACGTACGCGGCGCCGGCCGATTCGACCCGCTGGCCGTTCCTGCCCGCGCAGACGAAGATTTACATCGACGCCGCCGGCGGCACAATTGGGACCACGCAACTCAGCGGGCAGGTGATCTCGTGGCACTTCGGGATCAACAACAATCTGAACCCGCTGACGTTTTGCGACGGGAACTATTTTATCGGCGACATCGAGCGCGGCTACAAGGTGGTGACGGCGGGGCTGGTCGTGCGGTTCACCGGCACGACCGAGTACACCAACTGGGCCGCCGCGACCGAGCGGTTGATCCGGATCGAGATGACCGGGCCTTCGCTCGACACCGCGACGTACCAGGCCGGGTCGAACCAGAAGGTGCAGATCGACTTGGGCGGGCGGTGGACGGCGGCCGTGATCAACCGCAGCGGCGCGATCACGACGCTCGGGCTGACATTCCTGCCGCACTACACGACGGCGGCGGCGCTCAACAGCGACGTCAAGCTGACCTACATCGGCGATCAGGCGGACGTGGCGTCGGCGTAACGGCGCCGCCCCCCGCCAGCACACGCGCACGACGCGGCGCCTGCCCGATCGGCCGGCCCGCGTCGTTGCCATGTTCGGAAGGTGGTCAGGAACCGCCAGCTAAAGCAGGCGGCTTGTGCGCGGAGACAACAGCGTGCTGAAGAAGCTCCCACACGATAGGCACCCTGACGACGTACCCGCCGCCGGGGGGCATGCCCTCGACAGCACGGTGCGCGATGTTGCACGCACCGTTGAGATCGGCGTTCAGCCGATAGCCGCAGGCGCGGCACTGAAAGGAGGCACCGTGCCGATTGGCCCGCTCCGTATGCCCACACCGGCTGCACCGCTGGCTGGTGTGGCGTGGATCGACTCCGACAACCCCGCAGCCCGCGCCTTCCGCTTTGTAGGTCAGGAAGGCGCGACACTGGGCGAAGGACCAGCTATGCAAGCGCCGACGGGACTGACGACCTCGCTGCTTCGTGCGTGTGCGGATGTCGGTCAGGTTCTCCACCGCGATGATGGTGCCAGGTTGGACGGATTGGACGATGCGCTTGGACAGGACGTGATCGCAGCCGCGGCGAAAC